AGTTAAGGGCGTATCGCCTGACGAAGTATATGCGTGGGCGCACAAGAATAATCCTAACGGCGGTGTGGGTAAGTACAACAGCTTCACACACATTGATGTACGTGACGGTAAGGCTCGCTGGTGAACCTAGAAGATATTGAGGTAGAGGCTAGACGCCGTGAGATGGTGGATGCCGATAAGAAGCGTGATGCGGAGAGGAATATGTCCTACGCAGCCCTGACGGGTATGCTGGCATTTCCCCTTCTCATTATCCTTTCATCCTACTTTGGTTTAGATAAGGCGGCTGCGCTACTGTCTGACATAGCGGGTATCTCTTATATCGCTGTATCCGCTGTGCTTGGAAGCTATTTTGGCTTCAATACCCTATCTGAGCTACAAAAACGCAAGGAATAAAGAAAGGCTAGGACATGACCACTCCTACCAAATTATCTGAAGATACCTCCCTAGCCATACCTATTAAGAACTTAATCGGGATACTACTAGCCGTAGGTATATCGGCCACGGCTTACTACGGCATCACGCAGCGCATAACCTTTAATGAGCATCAGCGTGAGGTTCAGTGGGACAAGATACGATACCTAGAGGATTGGATACACACATTTGAACCTAGCGAGAGCATCCAACGTGCCATGCAGGTTCAGCAAATTCTACAGGTTAGGGTAGCCGTTCTTGAGGAGCGTGTAGACCAGCTTGAGGAAGACTTAGATTTTTATGGGATTAGTTATGACTGAGAAGAAGAAAAAACCACACACTGAAATGCAGTCGGCGTTTCTGGATGCGCTAATGTCCGAAGCCAAGGGTGATATTCGTAAGGCAATGGTAATTGCGGGTTACGCTAAGAATACTAAGTTTAAAGATGTTCTAGGCCCACTACAGGAAGATATTATCGATCTGGCATCGAAGACTTTGGCGTTTAATGCTCCCAAGGCAGTATTCGGTATGCTGGATGTATTAGACGATCCTACGGCGATGGGCGCACGTAACCAGATTGCAGCTGCCGCTCAGGTATTGGATCGCACGGGATTAGTTAAGAAAGAGCAAGTCGAGGTTAAGAACACGGGCCAAGCTATGTTTATATTACCACCAAAGCAAGGCGAAGATGAAGTTTAAAGATAAAACCTATACCCGTAAGAATAGATTTCAAGCCAAGCCATACGGATTTATTCCTAGTGAGGAAGACGAATTAAAGCTCATAGCTGATCCAGCTATTATAGATCACATGGAAACCGCCCTGGATTACATGGAGAATGGACACAGTACCCGAAAGGTTGCGGCGTGGATTTCTGAAAAGTATGGTAAAAAGTTATCCCACCAAGGTATGTCTTTAATATTTAAGAGATACCGCCCAGACGCTAAGATACTTAAAAAGCAAAAGTCTGAACTTAAAAAGAAGAAGCCCAAGACGGGACCAGAAAAGGAATTAGCAAAACAAAAACGCAAACGTGCAGACCTTAAAAGACTTATGGTTATGCAACAGAAGAAGCTGGATGCGTGGGAAGATAGAAGTAAGCCTAAGTCTGCCTCAGAGGGGCTAGATTTTAATGTTGTGGAAGAAGAGAAAAAAGACAAGGAAGTCGTATTTAGCCCCAACCCTGGGCCACAGACGGACTTCCTAGCTTCGTCAGAGCGTGAGGTATTATTTGGGGGCGCAGCCGGGGGTGGAAAATCTTACGCCCTACTCGCAGACCCCATGCGGTACTTTAGTAATAAGAACTTTGCGGGTATCCTGCTACGCCGAACTAATGATGAATTACGGGAGCTAGTTTGGAAGTCTCAGGAGATGTATCCGAAGGCATATCCGGGAGCTAAGTTTGGGGTTAAGGCTTCCCAGTGGGTATTCCCTAGCGGAGCCAAGATGTGGTTTACCTTCCTAGAGAGAGATCAGGATGTCTTACGCTATCAGGGTCAGGCGTTTAGTTGGATTGGCTGGGACGAGTTAACGCAGCACTCTACGCCGTTTGGCTACAACTATATGCGGTCCAGACTGCGTACCACAGACAAGGAATTACCTGTCTTTATTCGGGCTACCACAAACCCTGGGGGACCAGGGCATGGCTGGGTTAGAGATATGTATATTAAGCCTGCACCAGCGGGTGAAAAGTTTATAGCTACGGACACAGAAACTGGTAATCCCATGCTGTACCCTGTGGGTCACGCAAAGGAAGGCCAGCCGCTATTTAATCGTAGATTTATACCGTCCAAGCTAAAGGATAATCCCTACCTAGCGGCCAGTACGAAGCTAACCTCCTAGGCTTACCTGAAAACCAGCGAAGGCAATTGCTGGACGGCGATTGGAGCGTAGCAGACGGAGCCGCATTTAGTGAGTGGCGCAACGATAAGCACGTATGCAAGCCATTTGATATACCAGACGATTGGCGTAGGTTTAGATCGTGCGACTACGGGTATAGCAGCTTCTCTGCCGTACACTGGTTTGCCATCGATCCCTCATTTGAGACTTTATACGTCTATCGTGAGTTATACGTCAGCAAGCACACGGGTAAGGACTTAGCCCACGCCGTGATGGAAGCGGAGCGGGGCGAGACAATGCAGTACGGAATGTTGGACAGTAGTTGCTGGCACAACAGAGGCCAAATCGGTCCCTCCATTGCGGAGGAGATGATACAGGCGGGATGTCGGTGGCGTCCCAGTGACCGCACGTCAGGGGCTAGGGTTGCAGGTAAAAACATGATGCACCAACGCCTAAAGGTAGACGAGGAGACTGACCTACCCGGTATAGTGTTCTTTGATACGTGTCGGCAGATTATCTCTGACTTACCTGTCATTCCCAGCTGCCCTAAAGGTACGGACGATATTGACCAACGATATGCCTCCGATCACACCTACGACAGCGTTAGGTACGGCGTGATGAGCCGACCAAGAGCCGCCTCACCGTTTGATTTTGGTATGGGTACCACAAAACCTGCATATCGCCCTGCCGACATGGTTATGGGTTATTAATAAGGAATTAATGTATGTCTTTAATGAAGCAGCCAAATAAACCTTCCCCTGAAGATACTGTGGAAGTCGAACATCTAGTATCTCTAGATGAAACTGGTGATGTGGAGAATGAAAATAATGATTTTTCGGGGATTGCGGGATACGTTGAAAACAAATTTAAACGCTCGAAAGATTTTAGACAGTCTGATGAGGAGCGTTGGCTGCGCTCCTATAGAAATTATAGAGGTATATATGGCCCAGACGTACAATTCACCTCCACTGAAAAATCTCAGGCGTTTGTTAAGATCACTAAGACAAAAGTTCTAGCTGCATATGCCAGTATGACAGACGTTTTGTTTGCTGGCAGTAAGTTTCCTATTGGTATTGATGCTAGAAAGTTTCCTATCGGTGCTGCAGATGCTATAAGCTACGATCCAGAGGAAGTTACTACTGAAAGTGTTAAGAATAAGACGGGCGTAGACTTTGAGGTTCCCAGTTCTATAGTTAGACCAGAATTAGCTACTGACTTGGGCTTATATGAAGATAAACTTAACCACGTTTCTGAAGACTTGGTCTTGGGTGCGGGTACTTCTGCTACGTCAGCTACGTTTGAGCCAGCTAAGGAGGCCGCACGTAAGTTAGAGAAGAAAATACACTCACAATTAGAGGAAAGCTCTGCAGAGAAGCACCTACGGTCTACCGTATTTGAGTGTGCGCTGTTTGGTACGGGCATTATGAAGGGTCCGTTTGCCTTTGACCGTGAATATCCACGGTGGGATGAGGGGGGGAAGTATTCCCCAGAGTATGAGACCGTACCTAAAGTAGAATTTATCTCTGTCTGGGATTTTTATGTAGACCCAGACGCACGAAGCATGGATGAGGCGGAATACGTTATCCAACGTAACCGAATGAGCCGTTCCCAGCTTAGGGGGTTAAAGCAACGCCCACACTTTCGTGAAGAAAGCATTGAATTAGCCATATCTAATGGTGCCAACTACATTCGTGAATATTATGAAAATACGTTGGAAGATAACAGTAACATTGATAGCATAGATCGCTATGAAGTTTTGGAATATTGGGGCGTC